AAACGCTCGCAATGGGCTGTTTGCTCAGCATGATGCTGAGCACATGGTCAAACACGAGCTAACCATCTACGGAACGATGCCCTATACGTTCTGGCTTGAGGTGAAGTGGTCAGGCAAGTACGCGATCATCGGTCCTACGATGTTGAACATCGCTCCCCAGATGGCCGCTGACATTGCGGCAGCCGTGTCTCGGGCGGTAAGGACAGCGGAATGAGATCTCTCATATTCCAGACGCTCGTGAATGACTCGGCGTTGAATCTTCTCGGCATCAACAGCACAGACAGCTTCGCTGTAGACGTCGACACCCCCGCACCTCGCCCCTTTCTTCAACTCCGCTGGGGTCGGAATGAGATCGGCCTCAAAAACACAGGGGTTAGCCGCCGTACCCTCACGATCTGGGTTCATGACCAGCCGGGAGATTATGCGAGAATCGATTCGATCATTTCTCGCGTCAAGGCGTTGCTCCCCACTCTCCAGTCGCAATCCACTGGTCAAGGCTGGGTGGTTTCGGTGGAGTGGACGGGAGACAGTGAAGACCTGGCAGACGAAGGACACCGGACGATTGCTCGGAACGTCGGTTTCGAGATAGTCGGATCGGGACAGTGAAGGAGAGAAACGGTGAGGTGGGTTAAGTACATCGGACCGACCCAGGTTCGCATGATCACGGCTGGCGACTGGCGGACGGTCGGCATCAACGCCGATACGGCGGTGTGGAACGCGCAGAACGGATTCTCGGTCGCAGCCGATTCGTTCACCGAGGAGCAGATGATGCGAGCGATCGACCCCGATCCGCACTTCGTGATCGTCGACACCGATCCGACCCCGCAGAACCGGGACATGACCCCCGGAGAAGCCGACCAGGCCGCCCAGAATCCGGTGGACCTGTTGGGCCTCCTCAACGGGGACGACGACGTCTCTACGGACGAATCACGGCCCCCGGACAACGGTCCCCACGGCGACGCCGAGTAACCCATGGAACTCCGCTGCCCACACCGCAAGTTCGGGGAGGTGACCGTGCCTGCCATAAATGACGGAAGGTTTGAGGTTTACTGCCCGTCCCGGTGGTGTGGTAAGCAGCCGGGCGTGACAGTGCTGCACGTATTCAGCACAAGAACCGGAGAACTGCTCGATACCCGGCAGTTCAAATCTCCAATAGGGAGTCATAATGCCACTCGGTAATGCCCTTCCCTATGGGCTGAGGGATGTACAACTGCTGCCGTATCCGGATCTCACGGCAACTTCCTTCGGCCTGTCGCTGGTGGACGTCCCGGTGTCCCGGACGTTCTCGTTCAACGAGGAAGAGGACTACGACGAGCTGAGGGGTGACGATACCCTCATCACTTCCCACGGCCAGGGCCCCACGGTCGCCTGGGAACTCGAGTACGGCGGTATCTCGTTCGCCGCGTACGCGGCCATGGCGGGCGGTGTGGTCGTGTCGACCGGCATCACCCCGAACCAGGTGAACCGCTATCGGAAGCTGATCACGGACCAGCGACCGTTCTTCGTCGCGATCGGCCGATCGGTCAACGACAACGGCGGGGACTTCCAGGGCATCGTCTGGCGAGCTCGAGCAACGGGCAACATCGAGGCGGAGCTGGGCGACGGGGAGTTCTTGATTCCCTCCATCTCGGGTACCGGCTTCGGCTGCAATGTGAGCGGCCTCGTCAACGCCTCGCAGATCAACGGGGCAGTGTATGACTTTATCCAGCGAGAAACGGCTGGCGTCATCACCGCTCCGGCGATCGACACTCCCTCTGTTCCCCTCGTGTACTCCCTGTCGGACATCGGCGGGACTACGGCTGGTGGCGAGATCATCATGGTCTCCGGGTACAACTTCGTCGGTGTCACTGCTGTCACGGTCGGCGGCACGGCTGCGACGGACTACGAAGTCATCAGCCCGTACTCCCTGGCGTTGATCACCCCGGCTCACGCGGCTGGAGCGGCCAACGTCGTCATCACCAACGCGACCGGGGCTTCGGCTACCGGCGCTCAGACCGTCTACACGTACGCCTGATCGTTCACGGAACTTAGGAGCACTCGATGCCTTCCAACGAATTTGCCATTAACAATGTTTGGGCTTCCCAGTCTCCGGAGGGGACCGAGGAAGAAGTGACCGTTCCCAGCGGTCAAACCTGCCGTGCTCGCCGGATGTCGATTCAGGCGATGATCGAGGCAGGAATGCTCAGTGAAGCCGACGCTCTCACCGCCCAGGTGAGCAAATACACGCGCAAGATCAGGGGAGCGAAGGGAAAGGCTGACGGGTCCGAGCTGGATACTCGTCGCCTCATGCAAGACCCTGAGGCTGTGAAGACCCTCATCAGCATGATGGACCGGGCGATTCCGAAGATCGTCGTGTCACCGGTTGTCAACCTGCACTACACCGAGCACACCGTCGGTAAGACAACCGTAACGAAGAAGATTCCGATCGAGGATCGGGAGCCGGGTGCGGTGTACACCGATCAGCTCGACTTCGGCGACAAGATGTTTCTCTTCGACTGGGCTGCGGGTGGATTGGCGTCGATGCTCACCTTTCGTGAGTGATCCGCGCAACATCTGGGAGGTGTGGTCCATGTCGCAGGCAATGCGGACTCGGCCAAGTGTTCTCCTCGGTGTTGTGGATTCTTGGGTAGCCTTTTGCTTAGATCGGGCTTGCTGGGTCTTCGCCACCGAGGTGGAGAACGAGCAGCAAACGGCGGTAAACCGTCTTCCGCCTTCCGCTAAAGAGTCGGCCCACACGCGCGCACGTCAACGGGTGCTTGACCAATACCTCGGAATTACTCCGGCGGAGCAGCCTCAACGGTTCCGGTCGGTGGGATAGGGGAGAGTGACCGATGGCCAACCACACGCTCGGGACGATCCGGGGCACTATCGAGATTGACTACGACGGTGCTGGGATCGTTCGAGCCGTTAAGGACAGCGAGAAAGCGAAGAAAGAACTCGGGGGACTCGGAGGTGCCAGCGACAAGGTCCTGAGCGCTTTCGGTAAGTTCGCTGGTGGGGCTTTTAAAACCGCTACCGCAATCAGTGCGGTAGTCAACGGTGCGCACATTCTCGCTGGTGCGCTGGCTGTGGTTGGCCCTCTTGCTGCCGCCGGTTTTGCCGCTGCCCCTGCGGTGATTCTGTCGTATGCGGCAGCGATGGGTATCGCGAAAATCGCTACTGCGGGGGTTGGTGATGCCCTCAAGGCGGCAGGTGAAGATGCCAAGAAGTTCGACAAGGCCATAGAAAATCTGGCCCCTGAAGCGCAGAAGTTTGCGAAGGCGTACCGAGCGGCATTGCCGCAACTTCAGGGCGTGCAGAAAGCGATGCAGGACGCTTTCTTCCGGGGATCTGCCGACCTCGTGCAGCGTGTGGTCAACCGCATCGTTCAGTTGCAGGTGGTCGCTTCCGGCGTCGCTCGGGCCATGGGGCAGTTGGTTCAGAAAACTGCAGAGTGGGGGACCACAAGCAAGAGTATCAATGGCCTGAAGAACATCCTCGGGGGCTTGCGGGACTTCATCTATCAGTTGGTCCCCGTAGTTGGACCGCTTGTGCAGGCTTTCATTGGACTTGGGTCACAGGCTTCCAACTTCGCTGGTGCACTGGGCGGTAAGGTTGCGAACGCGATAACGACCTTCACCAACTTCCTCAACAGTGTCGATGTCGCCAAACTGTTTGCCACGGCATTGCCGATCCTGAAGCAATTCGGTTCTCTGTTTAGCGATATCGGGTCGATCGCTACCTCGCTGTTTTCTGTTCTGAGCACGGATGGCGCCAATGCTCTTGGTGTCCTTGGGCAACTGGTGTCCAAGTTGGCGGAGTTCCTGAAGTCTGCCCAGGGACAGGCAGCACTACAAGCACTTGGTCAAGCAATGCAAGCAATCAGCGGGGCAGTGGGTCAGGTGTTCCTGGCATTGCTCCAGGCTTTGGCTCCGGTGATTGTTGCTCTGGCTCCCGGTATTGCTCAACTCGCCGGACAGATTGCTGGTGTTCTTGTCCCAGCAATCAGCGCCCTGGCGCCGTATCTGCAAAGTACCGCGCAATGGCTCTCCGAGAACATGAGTTGGCTCGGCCCGGTGGCTGGTGCCGTGGTGGCTCTGGCCGCTGCGTATAAGACTTACGTTGCTGCCGCTAAGGCAGTCGCTGCTGTCCAGGCGATTCTGAAGTCGAAGATAGTGACCACTAC